TCTGTAAAAACTCTTGCAAACTTCTTCTGAAGTCTGTTTGTGAACTTATTAAATTTAAGTTCGTCTCTAGAAATTTCAGACGCACGACCCATATTGAATCCGTTGTCTGCTTCCATTCTAGAAGCTGGAACATTAAGAGACTGATACAACTTCTTCTTGAAGTATTCTATATCGTCTATATCTGCAAGGTTTTGTCCACCAGGCAGGGTAGTAATCTCTGTTCCTCTACCACCTTCTCTTCTAGGCAACCAAAAATCTTCTAACATACTCATATGTTTTCTATCATCTTTGATTTCACCTGTATCTGCATTGTAGACTAACTTGTTCTTGTATCGGTTCATAACGTCTGCAAGATACTGTTCTGCCTTTGCTTTAGGAAGGTTTCCTACGTCAATGTAGAAAATTCTTCTTTCGGGTGCTCTTGATATTCTGTAAATAACAAGTGCATCTTCCATCATTGCTAACTGATTTGCAGTCTTCAATGCTTTATGCAAATACCCGATTACAACATTCTTAGTGTAATCTAATAAACCCGAAGTAGTGTATGTCACAGCTTCAGGTGCAATTTTGACTGTAGTCCCCTCTGTTGCAGTGGACTTATCAAAACCTTTATCATTGAAAAGATAAAACTCTTCAATTTTCTTAATTCTGTCGACCTTTGTCTTAGGGTCTTTCTGTTTTTCTATGTTTCTGACCTTCTTAATCTTAATCGGGTCAACATTTCTTAGGTCTACAATACCTAATTTTGGTCGTGACGAATCAACGACCTTATGGAAGTAAATCCTTCCGTCTACATACCACTTTCTGAATAATTCATGAGAGTTCTGATTGAACTTCATTATAGATAAGATGTGATTAAACTCTTCTTGTATCTTAGTTTTGATACTGTCAGAGAGTTTTACATCTCTGAGGTCGAGTGATACTATCTTATCTGATGTGTCAGAAGTGATACACTCATTAACAATATCTTCGATTGCCGAATCACACTCGGGAACCAAAGAGGTTTCACGGTATCTACGAATGAGTTCTGCCTCATTCTTAATACCACCTTCCATATCGACATATGACCCGTAGGCTGCACCCGATATGAAACCACTTTGTTGTTCGATGACGGGTGTGCCGTCATCGTCAACTGGTGGCACAAAGGACTTTTGATTCTTGTCCTCTATTGCACGTAATTCTTCCCTTTTACGGGATATTTCAAACCCAAATAATTCCATACTAATATTTATACCACCCTTTTAGGGGTATATTTCACTTTTAATTACTGAACTCTTTCCCAGTGAGAGAAAGTAAAGTCAACTGTAAATTCCTCTAGTGCATCAACTGTATCGTAAGATAGTTCGATTGCACCTATATTTTTAGGGAACATGTTGAAAAACTCGTATCTCGCAAGGACGGAGTCATCTTTGTTAAGTTGTTCTACGAAAGCTCTAGAAATAAGATAGTCTGTAGAAGTTGAACCTTCTCCACTATCCATAGCTTGAATCTCTTCTTGCCATGCTTCTAGACCACTTCTTACTGAAAACTCAACATCGTTGATTACTGTAATCTGCCAATCTTCGAATGTTCTTTCACCCGCAAGTTTAAGGTTATGTCCTCTGAAAGGAACGATAACTTCTCCTAAAGTCCCTGCTGGGATATTAGCAGCTTTACACAAGAATTCAATTTTATTTCCAGCTCTTGGTATAAAAACTTTGAATCGGTTGGCACGTGGGCCTCCACCTATAAGTTGTGCTTTAAATTGGTCTATACTCGCCATTTAGTTCTCCTTAAACTGCACTGTAAATCTCTTCAAAGTCAACACCACTTCTGGCAGCAACAAAGTTGAGAGTTATAAAGTTAATACTTCTAGCAGGTTTCACAAAGATAGAACATACAAATTCGTTTCTATCTATAACTGTATCAGTGTTGTTAGTTTCATCACATAATACTGAGAAGTCTACTAGACCTCGTCTATTCTTAACGTCTCTTAAGAAAGGTTCTACAGCAGCACGGAATTGAGCTCTTGTGAATGCATCATTGAATTCAAAGAGTTGTGATTTCGCTGCAACTGCGATTGCTTTTTCAAGAACGATAAACAACCTTCTAACGTTAATTCTGTCAAATGCAGAAGGTGAAGTTAGTGCTGTTTTATCTCCGAATAATACTGTTCCTTGACCTGCGAATGTGCATACTGGGTTAATTCTTGCACGATATAAGTCATCTCTTGATGATTGTGAAGGATTAAAAGCAAGTTTAGTAATACCTAAGTATTGACCTCTTGAGAAACCAGCAGGTGAGAACCATGGGTCTCTTAACAAGTCTGACCTTGCCATTATACCAGCAGTATGTCCGTTAGCGGGAACATAACAGTATTTGTCGTTGTATCTGTCGTATGAATACACCCAACCACTATCTAACACTGCATATGAGGAAGAAGTGACTGCAGCGTAATCTGCAATAACATTTGTTGATTGTGTTGATTCACTTGAAACACCTACGACACTTGCACGTCTTGGTGAGCAAATAACCATGCAGTCTTTTCTGTTTTCTGCAATTTGAATAACGTTATTTACGATTGTGTTGTGGTCTGCAAGAATATCTTGTTCATTACCACTACCGTCATCTGTTCTTGTTGAACCTACGATTAAGAATGATACGTCAATTGTCTCTGCATCACCGAAATGGTCTGTATAAGCACCATGTTTCTGACCAGCAGTTGGAACTCTTCCGTCAACACCACCACCTAGTGATACGTTGATTACTGCAGAAGGTCTTCCGAAAGCTGATGTTGCAGATTGTAAATGTGTTCTTGTTTCGTTTGCACTTGCAAGTAGGTCTGTTGAATGACCTGACCAGTAAACGTAGTCTGATTCTCTTGCAATTACATTTTTGTAATAGTTTGATTGTCCTTGACTGTCTTTACTGTCTGACGCAAGTGATAAGAAACCGTAAGTTTCTAAAACTGTATTTTGAACCCCTGAGAAAAGTCCGTCTTCGTCTACAACTACTACGTGAAGTTCATCGTCTGAACCTCCAGCAGATGTTGCTGTTCCTGACTTAGCAGGTGCTTTATCGAAAGAGTTATAAAACTCCCAATATCTATCTATATTTGCACCTGAAGCGACTAACGCAGTTAGACCTGTTCCAGCGGGTTGTCCGATTGCTTCAACAACAATTGAAGTTGAATCGGGTATTGAAGTCACTCTATACTCTGTATTGTGACCTGCGAACTTAACAATGTCTCTTACAAAGAATACTGCAGACGAAGTCACTGAAATAGTTGTCTGTCCTGCTGATTCTTGTGCAGATGTTGTAGTCACTGTATCGTTGAAATATGCATCTGATGACGCACATACTGAAACTTTTAATGAATTACCTAATGAACCAGCATATTTTGAAATCCAATTACCTACTGTTCCGTTTTGTGAACCGTCTTGGTAAGTAGATACATACTCATCATTATTTTTTAGTAATGCAGTTCCACTTGATGCGTTTGCATTGTTTAGAGATGTAGAATTGATTCTCACTACTCTTAGTGAAGAACCATATTTAAGGAATGCTTCTGCTGAATAGAAGTCTTCTGCTCCAGCATCAGTATTAGCTGGTTGATAAAAATTATCGACTAGACCCTTTGCATCTGAAACTGTTATAACTTCATCAACAGGGCCCCATTGGAAATGTCCAGCAAATGCACCTGTAGTTGATGAAACGGCTGGAACAACATTTGTCAGGTCTACCTCTTTTACCTGAACGCCTGGTGATACTTGAAATGCCATACTTTTACTCCTGTTAATGTTAAAAGTTGTTTACTGTTTTATTTATAACTTTATAAAACTCAACAAACTATAATTTCAATGGAACGTCCATTGATTTATGATACCATCGGTCTCCTTCACTATCTACAAAGGTTTCTTGTTGATTTCCTCCATCAAAAATCCCAGGCGGTAGTAAATCGTCCTCAATTAGTTTCTGTTGTTCTGAATACAATAAATCCTTAACAGCTGTATCTGTTAAGTGAACAAAGTATTCAGTTGTCACAAACCAACTAAACAATACCAAATTCATGACCATATCGTCATTATATCCTCTATCTGCTTCCCAACTATTACCTTTATGCACAAAAGTCATTAATTCTGTAATAGTGTGTCTGTCATTCAGAATAAGTCTATTCTCTTCCAATAATTCTTTCAGTGTAGAACAACCGATACGTTTAATCTTACGGGACATAGTGACTCCTATATCTTCCGCTTTTAATTGTCCTTGGACAAAAACATTCGGATATTCTATGTCATAGTGCAATTGATTTGCAACTGTTCCACCTTCTGCATTATTTTCAATGATAACAACTGGTTCATTGTAATGTCTTACATACTTATTTATAATATCGGGAAAGAGAAGAGGTGACACCATATTGTCCCTATATGTGCATACTTGTTTGAATGGACTTGTAGTCACGTCTATAATTGTAAATGATGAGTAGTCCATACCTCTACCTTTGGATACGTCAACCGTGCAGACATATCTATGACCTTCAATTGGTTTTTCATATAGAAAAAGGTTGTCTTTATTCCAGTCGGGGTCTAATGCTCTCATACCCAATAGTGTATTACTATTGATAAGTGTATTACCAGTTCCTAAGAATGAGTTTCCATACTCTTGTTCAAATTGTGCTTCTGAAGTGTTTGCAATTGTTTCTTTCTTCCACTCTTCGTCTCTGCCAGGCACGTCAAACCAATTAATAAGAAATGATTTGTATTCTGACTGGTCATGAACTGCACTTTCATATATCTTATGGAACATATTACCTACACCGTTTGCAGTAGAAGTAATAATAACCTTTGAATCTTTACCCGAGGTCACAACGGGATATGTTGCAGTATAGAATGTCTCTGCATCGTCAACAAAAGCAAACTCGTCAAGATACAATAAGTTGATTGACATACCACGAATTGAACTTGAAGAAGTTGCAGCTGCAACGACTTTACTATCATTTGCAAATTCTATTGACCCTTTGTTAAGAATCTTAACCCCAGGCTGTAAGAAGAATGGAACAGACTCTAACATGGTCACGACACGTGCAATCATTTCCCTTGCAATTGCACCTTTGTTAGCAAGAACTGCTACAGTGACTTCGGGTTTAAATAATAGAAACCACAATAGATATGCACAAGAAGTAATTGATTTACCACTCTGTCTACTTGCAAGAACGACACTAAATCTATTCTCGTCATAGTGATTGATTAGGTTTTCTTGATATCCACGAAGTGTGAAAGGAACCATACCTTCGTCTAGTGATATAATTTGTGTATAATTTTCAATGAAGTGTGTAGGGTTTTCAGAACACTTCAAGTATTCTGCCATTTCTTTATCGGTGTATTTGGTCTCTACACCAGCCCTTTTGATTAGATTATTACCTAGATAACCTTCATTTTTTGAATCAGTCATTATTCTTTTCTTTCTTCAAAAACTTTTGTAGTTCTGAAGTAGAACCAACGTATAGGTGATTTTCGACTTTACCTATTCTTTGTTCGTCTTCCTTTTCTAAATCTTTTAATTTCTTTTGAACGTCAATGAGTTTCTCTGCAGTATCGGCTACAGTCTTTATTAACTGTCCTGCGACCTCATATGCACGTGGGTGTTCGGTTTCTTTGGATAGTTCTAATATACCTTCAATTGCATCTTGACCACGTTCTACGAGGTTATAGAGGTTCTCTCTTGCATATTTGTAGTCCGTATCGATATTCTCTATCCTTGACGGAACTTTGACTACCTTGGTTTCTTTTTTAATATCAGAATTGATATCTAATAAAGAATCTAACTTTTCATCTACTGTTTCTTTTGTCATAATTAACTGTCATCGGTTTCACTAAAACTTTCTTTAGAACCGTCATCATAAAATGTCACTGTTTCTGCAACTACGAAAGTGTCGTTAGGTTGAACAGAACCAACAAATTTAAGTGTTGTTTTATCACTAAGTGTCACATTTGAACTTAGATTTAATGATAATTTATCACTTGCAATTGACGAAACTGTTGGATTTGTTGATAAGTTTGTTCCAAACACTTCGTCTCCTACACTTATACTATTATTTATTGCAGTTGGGAAGGTCACTTCTGTTGAATTAGACACTGCATTTGATTTCTCTCCAAACGCAGGTTCATAGTGTTTAACCTCTTTGACCAATCCACTTTCATTAATTTGTGAAGTTGTGAACTGTCCCGAAATATCTGTATTGATATATTCTCTTTCAACAACATTTTTAATAACACTTCCAGTGTAAACAGGGCCGAAGAAGTAAATTTTCATAGAAAAATCTAGTGTATACTCTATAACTCGTCTTTCTTCAAAAGAACCTTCATAAGTATCTTCTAGTGCAACACTGTTTAATGTGATTGGAACGTCTCTAGTATCAGACATATCGTCAATCATTTTCATAGTGACTGTATATTCGGGTTGGAAATATGGTAATATCTGTTCTACAATCTGTAATGCATCAGACATGTTCTTTGCAAGAACACTTAGTGTAAAGTTTAGATTATATGGTGCTGGATTATATTGATATGAACGATTGGTTCCGTCTGTTTCTAAACTTGATTTAGAATGACGTATTAATTTGTTCTGTTGTCTTGTAGGGTCATATTCAAATCCCGTCAATTCAAATGCCATTCTTGGTAAGTTGATTGAAGTGACGTTTAAATCCCTCTCTTTTGCATCTTCTGTAAGTCTTGCAAGGAACTTTTGTTTAGGGCCGTATGAAATAGGAACTAGATTTCTTGTTAAAACTGTTCCGTCTTCTTTGATTTTTTTAGTATAGATATTATTGAATAGTGTTCCAAATATCGATACAGACCTTTTGATAGTCTCATTGTAAAAATATGTTCCAAACATTAAGGTTCTCCAAACGGATTCGTTTCACTAAAGTCTAGATAATTATTATCCTTATCTTCGAAGTCTTTATTTTGTGCAACACTTCCTTCCATAGTCATTACGTCAACAATACTTGCAATCGTTCTTGTTGCACCCGAAGTTGCACCAATAAGTCTGTCTCCTTGTGCAAGTGTAGTAATATTGTCTTTAATAATAAGTTCTCTGTTAGAACCTCTGAAGTTTACAACCTCACCTACTACAACACTATCCAATGTGACACTTTCATTTGCAACATAACTTCCTGAATCACCTTCACCTTCTGACATAGACATAGTAATTGTATATGCACGGTCTTGTTCGACCAAGTCTGCATCTGTTCCAGTATCGAAATCCTCTCCACTGTATTCGAACAATGAACAACGCATTTTGAATACAAATAGTTTTCCTAACTGGAAGAAAGGGTTTTGGTCTTCTACGAATCTTATTTCAAACATAGAACCTGAAAGTGGGAAATAAATTAAGTCCCCTTCGTTTGGTCTAAGTGAAGTTGCAAGGTTAGAATCTAGTGATATGAATCTCTCCCATGTTCTTAAAGATATAACAAAGGTTGCTTCTTCAGCAATTTGAACACCGAACTTAGACATGAGGTCACCCTCACCTTCAAATCCACCAGCTGGATTTTCCAAATACATTTCTACAGAATATGCATCACCGAAACGTGATTGAACATCTTCCGTTAAAATTGTGTCTTCTTCTACTACTTCTCTCGGTAGATAAAAAACATCATGACCATAAAATCTTAATGATTCAACAACTAAATCTTCGTAAAGGTGTTGTTCAGTAGAGACTGCATGGTTAAAAAATACATTTGTAGGCATAATATTAACCCATCATATCCATGACTGGCATTTCAAAATTCAGTCGGGATTCTTCTTCTAATCTTGTTATCTCGTCTTGTGCTTCTTGTTTCATTGCAGAACCGTCTAGTGTTATACCGCCAGGCAGTTCAACTCCTTGGAATTTGGAAAGGTTTTCACCCCACTGATACTTGACCAATGCAGTTGAATACTTCTTTAACCACATATCATTATAGATATCAGTCATGTCTGTAGGGTCTAATTTTCTATAACATTCAATAACGATATACTCACCAGCACTCAATTTACTTGCACTGTAGTCCATGTAGAGTCTGTTAGAGTGCATATTGTATCTAATAGGTATCTGACCCACCAATATGTCATTTAAAAGTGATAAATGTGATTGAACTTGTGAGTAATATAAAACACTTGTTGAAGTCAAATCATACAAGTCATTTAATCTTAATTGATATTGAATATCAAACATACTTGAAGTCTGACCCGAATTGAAAGGGAAAATATTAATTACACTTAACACATGTTCGGGTAGTGTAATGTAGTTTTGACCTTCACCATAAGTTTGTCCTGAGATTGCTTGTGTTCCAGTTGTAGCTGCATTATGTGTTTCATTCGTTTTAAACGAATCAATCTCGTCTTGAGTGATTTGGTGTTTCAAATACGTCTTAATAGAACCATCGTAATGATACTCTCTGAAGTATTGAAGTGCCTCGTCCATTCTATCGTCAAATTGGTCATCGTCCACGTTGATTTCTAAAACTGGAGCTCCAAGTTTTCTTTTGATATACTCTTTTAAGGCTGCTTTTGAATTTGGTTCTGACATAGTAATAAATCCTGTTTACTACTATTTATAGTTATTTTAATCTTGGAAATAAGTTTTAGATTGTATTCTATCTAATTTTTCGTCTATCTTAGATATAGAATCTAAAATTCTTTGAAAATCTGCTTCGATTTGTTCTCGTGTTGCATAGTCACGTGCAATCTCTTCACGTGTTTTGTTGACTAATATATCGAGTCTTTTTTGTTCTGATAGTATATTTCTAACCAATAAACCTACAGGCATTAGTATGAATGTTAAGATAACATTCCATATGATATGAGCGTCGATTACAATTTCCATACGAATATTTATGAAATCGTGTTGGTTATTCCGAAAGTTTGTGTATAAGTTTTCCGTTATTGTCTATATCAAAACAAAGTTCATCGGGGTGAAAACCTTGTGGTGTCCCTACTCTTCCTTCGGGTGAATGGTTAAGATATTTAACATTCATATTAAATGATATACTATATCTATCTTTATTTGTAGAGTTTGGTTCTACCATATGCATTAATGCACTTGGGAAAAGAAACAGTGTTCCAGTTGTCGGTCTTAGAGTCCAATTTTGTCTATCTCTAGGATTATGTGGAAAATCTGCAACTACCTTTGGTGCAGTGTCGATTGCAATGAATTCACCCTCGTCACCGTCTGCCTTTATATACAAAACTCCACTATACCAACAACCATTATGTAAATGTGGTGTATTCCATGCAGTATTATCATTAATGTTTGCCCATGAATTACCCATAATTAGTTGAAGTTGATTTGGACTATGACCAGTATAACTCAATAATTCTTCATTGAATACACCTTGGATTGACCTCATACATTTAGTAAATATTGGACTTGATTCACAACCGTCATTTGATTGCCAACCAGTATATTGATTTGAAATCCTTCTACCACTTGGGTCTTTCTTTCTCATAGAATCCATTTCTTTGACCAACATATCAAAGTAATCTTCTGTTAGTGTTCCGTCTTCTATGAGATTTCTCTCTATACACATATATGGGAATAAAAATCTAATCATCTAAGTCTAACTCCAGTTGTATCTCGGGTGAATCCTCACTCACATGATAAGGACATTCGGGTGGTGGATTCTCCTGTTTATATAGTTTACCTTTTTGTGCATGTAATTTACCAACCCTATACCCACCTAATTTATTGTCTTCTTGTCTTGCCTTTTGACTAGTTTCAGGCTGTCTTGCAAATTCTTCCATAGAAGGATTACCAGTATGTGAAGTTATTTGACTTGAGTTTTCTCTCCAAGTTTCTTGATTGTATGCAAGATATGTTGCCTGCCATTCTTCTCTTTTATATGGAATGACTTGAACTAACGGTGTTCCTGCTGGTATAATAAATGAATGTCCTACACGAGGGTAAAATATAATTTGTGCATTATCATAATTTGTGTTAAACTTATCTGTATCAATAATACCCTGCCATGTTGCAAAGAATTTGTTTTGAAATAGAAATGGGTCGAGATATAAGGTTGAATAACCTTCGGGGGTTGTTATGTTCCAAGGATTTCTCATTTTAAATGCACCCCTTACTGGTGCTTCTTCATCATGAATATATTGAAATGCATAATCCATTTGATTTTGAGGGTGACTAGGTGATGCAAAAGACTGGTCTCCTTTATCTCCATACTCATTTGCACTGAATAGAACTTCATCTTCATCATCAGTTAATGTTCCATTTTTTATAAACATGTCTCTATTAGATACAAGATACCAACCACTCTTCAACCAATCGTCCATAGCAGGACAAGAACGAATACCAGCACCCCTATGACCTCTATTGTATTCAAAAAAATGCATACTATTCCACCATTCAGGCTTAATACTTTTTGCAAGAACTGGTTTAAAGTCTCTTACTGTTTCTTCTTTAAATGTTGAAAATTCTATAGTTGGCATGGTTAAAAAAACTCTCTTTTATCTTTCACCAATCTAATTTCGTCTCCCCGAATAACAATTGATTTTCTAGACATATATCTTGCTTCGGGTGTTGGTGCATCTGCACCGTGTGGTGTTCTTCCATCAAACATAACAAGTCTATTAGGTTTAAATTCTATCTCTGCAATTTGGTGATTCTTTATATGATTATCTCTTCCATGTAATCCTGATTGCATTTCGTCATAGATTCTCAAAGGGCCTCCCCAATGTTTCTCCCAAAACTTATTGGTATAATATAGAAATGATAAATTCCATTCGTCATCATCGTCACAATCTGCATGTGTTGTTCCATGTAATCCTTGTGTTTGTGAATTCAATCCCATGTATTGAAATCTTTCCCACTTAAAACCAAAGTCCATTTGTAATTTTGAATTTAACCACTCTGCAACACACTTTACACCCAACCAGTTATCAAGTTCATGATGTGAATGAGGATAACTGTTTCTGTTTATCATAGTTGCACCCCAAAGTTCATGATGTGGTAGACCTCCTTTCATGTCTCCTTTAACTAAATTAGTTTTAGCCCATATGTTTGCCATATGTAAAGTTGTGTCTACCCAATGGTGAATTTCACTAGAAAGATAGTTATCAATAATATGAATATCTTTTAAAGGATATTCAATATCATTTAAGTCAAAGGACTCATCATGATAAATGAGTTCCATACTAATTAAACCGCTTGTAGTGTTGTAGAATCGGGTGGATTATTAGGTGAAGGAAATGCTTGTGCATAGTCTTCAAAAGACTTTAAAGTGTCTTCTCTAGTTTGATTAATCTCAGCTGAAACTTGAGAATATACTCTCCAACATGTATCTGCAAATTCTAATACTCTTCTTGCATTTGCACGATATGGGTGATTAGAACCTTCTCTTCCAGCATACACTGATTCAAACAAAGATGGGAAATCATATTGATTTGCAACTTCTCCAATGTTAACGTAAACCATTTCTTCTAATTTACGAATGTATTGAGTGTTCAAATTATAACCTAAAGGTGGTTCCGAGTTTTCTATGTATCTTTCAATCTCTCCCTTTTCCTCATCAGTAAGTGCAACCTTATCTTGGTCATTAAAGTCTAAGCCTTCTTTCCATTCAAGAATTTTTACTTCTATATCGTCATAGACCAATACGTCAAAGTCAAAACCCAATTCGGGTCTATCGACATTCTCAAAATCATATTGTAAACCATTTGGTTTTCTAACTATTAGTTTACTTTCTTCTGTATATATTAATGCGTTCATATTCTATATTATACCTCAATTTTATAAAAATTACTAGTAGGTTTTTGCAACAACCCAATCATCTAAATTATTTATGTGTGAATAATCCATACCTTTTATCCAAGGGCCTCCCCTAGTGTAATGTATACCAGTGTAATCCCACTTTTCATCGGGGTTATCATATCCTTCAGTAAAGATATATTTTTCGGGGATTGGACTTATCTTATCAGTCCATTCGAATTGGTGTAATTGAGCACCAGTCCAAGTGTTGACAACTTCGGGTGTTAACTTTTTACAGTCTTCATGTCCATTATTAAATACCATAAGACTTGACCAAAGTTTACAAGGATAATCTATATTAACCTCTCCATTAAATTTCTGTTCGTCATGTTTAATTTGTGGATACTTGATACATGCAACTGCATCGTCCATATTCAGATAATAGAATAATGGTAGAATCGGTTTTCTCCATATGAAGTCATTATCAATAAAGATACTGAATCCTTCATAATTTTCTAAATGTGGAATTAGGAATCTACTATATGTAAATTCAGTAGATTGATTTGCATATTCTCTATTATAATCGGGAAGTTTAGAAATGTCAAGGAATTTAATTTCGGGTTCCCATCTACATTCTTCCATTAAATGACCATTTCCCATATTAAGTTTTTTTAATAATGATTTCTTATTAACTTCATGTAAGTCACCATGATTTGAATCATAACCTATGTAAATGTTTATTGGTTTTCCTTTAGACTGTAAATGAACTCTCTTATTGAAATCATAAACCTCTTGTCTAAAGTTTAAATCCATTAATTGATGTTGATATTCAATTGTTCCATTAACAAAGGTGACCGTCATATTTTTAAATCCTTCGGGAACACCTCTTGCAGTGCATTTATCATTCCAATACTGTATTGCTTCATCACAAGTCAATGGTTCGCCAGGTAATATATCAAATGCATCAGTCGTAAATACTTCAAAATTTGGGTCTTCTAATTCTTCATACACCTTTGACCTTATTGAGCCTGGGTGAATTCTAAAACCGTATCTATCTCCTGCTCTGAATACCATTCCTTGTATGGGGTGTCTTAAACCTTCTTCTTGTATACTTTGAACTAACCAATGTGCCTTTGCACTATGATAATACATTGAATTCAAAGAAGTTTCAGTATGGTCTGTAATTTTTGTATCGGGGTGAAACTCAACATAGTCTTTTATTTGTGCAAACTCGGGTTCTCCGTTTATAGTTTTTGCACTATCCATCATGCCTGGATTTTTGCCTGGCCTCTCTTTACAAGTGTAAAGGTGGGGTAAGAATTTATGATAATGAACTGACTCAATACTTGCACCCATAAAAGTCATCCATTTTTTACTTTTACGAAGTTCAAGCATATCTCCCCACTTAATAACTTTAGTCGGTGGTGATATTTCCTCAAAGACATATTTAAAGGATTTGTATTGTTCACTATCCTTATCAATATTATCTAAGTCTTTAAAATTACCTAAGTGCCATGCACCCAAAGAGTATTGTTCTTCTGTTGTTAATGTATGATAATCTATAGGTCTTATCTTTGCACGTGTTTCTTCTAATGTATATAAGTATTCCATGCAGATATTTAGGACATAAAAAAAGGACTCGAAAGTCCTTTTTTAAGAATGTTAGTTTACAGATTAATAAATGCCTGGGAAGAAAGTCTGTTCACCCTTCTGCGGTAATCCGAATGGAGGTGTATATCCACCAAATGCTTGGAAGAAGTAGATTTGTGGCTGTCTATTATCGTATATAAATGGGTTCCTTGCTGGAACTGGTTGTCTAGCATTAGCAATATAAGGCACACGATATGTAAACGGATTCCTTGCACTGTTAGGTTGTCTAGCATTAGCAATATAAGGCACACGATATGTAAACGGTGACCTATATGCTACTGGTTGTCTAGCATTCGCAGGATATCTTGCACTGTATGTGAAAGGTGACTGTTTATTACTAGGTGACTGAGCATTCGCAGGATACCTTGCATCATACGTAAATGGATTCTGAGCACTTCTTATATTAGGTTCTTGTCCATTTACTGGGTTTCTGTAAGTGAACGGTGACCTATGTTGATATGTTGACGGTTGTCTTGCATTACTTGGGTTTCTATATGTAAATGGAGACCTATGTTGATACGTTGACGGTTGTCTTGCATCTGCAATATAAGGTGTTTGTGCATTCGCAATATATGGTGTTTGTGCATTCCTAATATTAGGTTCTTGTGCATTCGCAATATATGGTGTTTGTGAATTTGCAATATATGGTGTTTGTGCGTTTGCAATATAAGGATAAGGAATTTGAGTTAATTCTTGACCTGAAGCATTATTCCACCCTGTAGGTGTTTTAACATAAATTTGGTCAACTGCATTCCAACCTGCTGGGGTTTTTACCCATGCACCCTGTGTTGCATTCCAACCTGTAGGTGTTTTGACTTTTTGTGAACCTGATGCCATTATATTATTCCTATGTTATTGGTTGTGCAGGCCACTGTTGTGATACTACACCGTCCCATCTATTTTCGGGTGTTTGACCTTGTCTTGCATATGTTGAAGGTTGTCTATTACTATATGTTCCAGGCTGCTGGTTTACATATGTAAACGGTGACCTATGACTATACGTTGACGGTTGTCTATTACTGTAAGTAGAAGGTTGTCTGTTATCGTAAGTAAATGGTGTCTGTCTGTTTCTAATATTAGGTTCTTGTCCATTTACTGGATTCTGATAAGTAAATGGTGTCTGTCTGTTTCTAATATTAGGTTCTTGAGCAGAAACTGGGTTCCTGTATGTAAATGGTGACCTATAGTTATAAGTAAACGGTTGTCTTGCGTTTGCACGATATGGAACACGATACGTAAATGGGTTTCTATAAATTATAGGTTGTCTTGCGTTTGCAATATAAGGAACCCTATAAGTAAACGGTGACTGATAAGTCACTGGTTGTTGAATATTCGCAGGATACCTTGCACTATACGTAAACGGACTTTGAAAGGTATAAGGCTGTTGAGCACTCGCAGGATACCTCGCACTGTATGTAAACGGTGATTGGAATGTATACGGTTGCTGACCGTTCGCTTTATATACTACTTGTCTATTACCTTCTACCATATTTAATTATTCCCTAATTGGTTTATCGTATTTATACAGATTCTAAACCCCTATATTAGGAGTAAAGAATCCACATGTCACCAACCGCACCGTCTGAACCACTTGGTGCAGAAGTTGATTGATAAACGTTTCTAGCTGTTCCACCACCATTAGTAGCATTCGTTATAGTGATTGCACCTGAAGCTATTGTTCCAAGTGATACGTTATCGTTTGCTTTATAGTATCCACTATCATTCGTTAGGTCTGATATATTATGACCACTGATAGAACTCACTGTTCCAGCACTACCTGAAGTATTTCCAGTGACATTACCAGTTAAGTTTCCTTCGAAAGTTCCAGCAACAAAAGTTTCTGAACCTACTGACCATTTGTCATTTGTCTCGTCCCAAAGAAGAGTTTTTGCAGTAGAACCACCTCTAGTGATACTAAGACCTGAATCTTCTGTTGGTGAACCTGAAGTGAAATTACTGTTTAATGCAATAATGTTATCTGCAAGTGAAATTGTTTCTGAATTTACAGTTGTTGTAG